CGTGCCTTGGCGCGCACGTCCTTACACAGGACCTTGGCCACTCGACGCAGTGCTTTCCACTGCGGAGCGAAGTAATTACCTCGGTCCATAACCCCATTACCATGACGCATGAATTGTTTAAGGGGATAAGGATTATAAAACCTGGGTTGGCGTCCAGGCTCTTCGGCGAGACAGAAAGTCTCACAAAAGGTATAACCCCTATCCGAAATGAAAGTTTTCCCCTTATGCAATCCAGAGCCTACAGCGGCGATACTTTCGCTGTAAGCCCGCACTTGATGAGGCAGCGCAAGCGTCACAAGATCATCTCCGCAGATGACAGTGTGTCCGCCAAACACTTCCGCAGCCCAACCGTTGATAAGAGAAAGAATGGTGAACGAGAAAGGAGTTCCCATCAAGCATCCCCTGTTCATAGGGACGTCAACAAACTTTCCCCCACTATCAACGGCACCAAGTGCCGCAACCTCCTTCCATTGTCTTTCGGTGAAAGACTTCTTTTGGTATCTCACGTAATGCTTCGACTTCCCAACGCCAAGGGATTGGGAAATCGCATCCGTGTACAGGCTGGACAAGCCCGCACGGCCCAAGCCGCGAACAACAGCTCGAATTGCATCATGAGAGAAACCATCAGTTGCCTTAGTCAAATCGGCGCTAATCCAGCGCCAATCACCGCGCGCAGCACCCTGCATGCCGTTTACGATCCCGTGAGGACCAACGCGAGATGTGAATTCGCGAATCCTCTTGTCCAACTTTCTAAGGACAGGGAAAACGGCCTTCCTGCAGATAGTGCCAGCAGTAAAGACAGATGGTGGAGGTATGGTAATGACACGCACCTTGCAGCCCTGCTCAGCTATCGGCGCAGCCTCGTGGACGAACCGCGAGTCCCAACCGCCCGCTCCAATACTGGAAAACTCACCCATCGACAACAAGGTTCCGAAACCTTGCATGAGTTCACCTACTTGTCCAGTATTAGGTGCGCGCGACTGCGCAATAGAAAGCAGCCTGTTAGTGAGAGAGTCTTTCCCTGGGAAGGGGGGACACGAACGATTAGCATCCCGCACAGGACCTTCGAACAGAAAGGGCATACTGTTCAGCCAATCGAAGGGGGTCGGTGGAACCCCTTCTTGTGCTTGGGCGTCAAACGCAACGCGAATGGCGTCCTGGATATAACCGTCGTAACCTCCTTTAGACCCGGGGCCTCCCACAACAGCATTCTTGCTGCTAGGTGCATGTACCCAAGTACGTTTTCTCAACTTATTTCCAAACCTTACCACTACACTCTCTTCAAGGTCCGCACAGACATCATCCGGACAAGTGTAGGGTTTAGAAATATTTCGGGCATGGTTCAACAACCCTTCAGCGACGCGGCTAGCAGAAGCCACCGGAAGCGCGCGTGCGCACCTGGTGAAGGCCAGGATTACACGCGGCTCGGCAACTGCTATCCGTTGAAGCCACCGCTGAAGGGTACCTGGGAATTCACCTTCGACTTTCTGAATGGAACCCGTAAGCGCAAC